GGATAATAATAAGTTTATCGCCTCGCTGAACATCTTGAAGCTGTTGCATGATATCAAACTTGAGTTCTTCAATATTTGTGAGTGGTGTGTGTAATACTCTGTCCATATCAATCTGAAATGTTTCAAAATATTTAATTGGAGTTCCAAATTCTGAATCATAGAATAATAAAACGGCATCTTTATATTTGTCCATGTAAGATTTTGCCATGAGCAAACTAAATGCGGTTTTAAAGTGTTTTGATGGGCCTGCCCACATTGTGAGACCTGGTGTTAACCCGCCATCTAATCGACCGGATAATGCCACATTAATCATTGGCACTTCGGTTGTAATCATATCTTTTTCGTTGAAGAATTTCGATTTAGAAAGAACAGCGCTCTCTTTGATTGTCGAATTCTTTTTTAATTTATCTAAAATGCTCATGTAAACTCCTCAATTGTTTATATCGTATTATACAGTTATATCGTGTGTATGTCAAGTGTTTTATTCATGTTTACCATTATGGATTACTTTTATGATGAGGCACATCAAATACAAAAGTAATTCTTAATTCATCGCCAATGTTTTCAGCTCCATGTGGTTTTTTATTATCAAACCAAAAAAGTGTGCCTGGTTCCACAATTACTTCATCATCACCACAATGGTACTTATATCGGCCTTGTATGGAAAGATGGTATCTATCTTTTGTTAAGTAATATGTGCCTTGGTCAGTATGTGTGCCTACAATATCTCCAACAGGAAGAGATAAAAAACCACAACGAGAGTGAGCATGAAAATGCCTTTTCATAAAATTTACAATCTCGGTATGTCTATCATACGCAGGCACTTTAATACTAAGTTCCGTATTGTAAGCCATTTCGCCAGGTTTTGAAATAGCTCCAACTATCAATTGTAATACTCCAGCTTTGATAGTGTAAATATCTTTATCTAACTGTTGAGCAGAATCAAGTTCTTTTTGATTACCCCAATCATCAGCATATTGTTCTAGCTGAGCTTTAATTTTAGAAACATTAATGCCTGTTTTAATAATACGAATATCAACCAAAGAAACTCTCCAAAGAATTAGATTTTTCAGCTCTCCAATTAATACAATTTAAGATGATTTGTAATGGATCAATAAAGGACTTTTGAAATTGTGTTTCATAATCAATAAATTCTTCTACACGAAATTCGTTTGGCATTTTACTTGCAAAAGAAATAATATCGGTCTTGAAGATATTTGGTTCACGAAGATATATAAATTTAATCTTTTCACCATTTTGTATTTTTTGATATTGTTTTGAAATATTCATTTGGTCAAGCATATGATTATACACTAAAGCGCCACGAACATGGATTGGAGTGCCTTTACCCCAAATATGTTTGTTGTCTGTATATTCATGGAGACCATTCATTGACCTAGGAAAAGCAATATCTTCTACTGGCATCTTTTTAAATTCATCACGAAAGTTTTCAATCATGGTGTGTAATTGACTTTCAGTACCTGTCATGATAATATGTAGGGCTTCTTTAATTTTATTACGACAAGCTGTTGGTGTGGATGATTTAATTGCTTCAAGGCCTGTAATTTTAATTTGCGGTTCAGTATATTGAACGCCTTCTGAATTATGCACATTCATAATGTATCTTTTCTTGGCAGTCCAGATAGCTTTATCTGCCAAATTTTCACGCTTCATTTTCATTTTTTGGCCATAAGCATGGACATAAATTGCCAATTCTTCATATGCTTTATCAATATATGGTTGAAATTTATCTTCACATATTTTATCCAGAAAAGCAATTACTTTGCTTGTATCTGTAGTATCTTTGAATACTGAATTGACCAGAGGTTCAAGGTTCAAATAAACCGAATCGGTATCAATTGCAATTACAAAATCTTTGTTATCAGTTTTTAATAATTTATTGAGGTACTCATTTAGTTTTCTTTCAATCCATTGAATACTTAACTGACCCGCCATGGTAATGCCTTCTGCTTGGCGTATATCAAAGAATCGGAAGTATTCAGAACCCAAAGCACCATACGCTGAATTCAAACATTCTTTTTTAGTGAGTTGTAGATTTGCATAACGAGATACTAATGCACCATATTCTTTTTTGGCCTCTGTTGATGTAGCCACTTCATACTTCTTCTTGGCATCCAACATAGCATCTTTATATTTTGTTCGGTCATTATACATCTTTTCCAAAATCTCTGGTAAGAAACCTTGTTTATTTGTTCTGAAGAATTGGCCATTAGGTGTAATCGTTACGCCTTCTAAACCACTCAAATCAATTTGTTGATGTAATAGTTTTTTAACAGTAACACCTTGTGAAAGAATATCTCTCATTCTTGGAGTGTAATCTTTTGGCTCAACAATAGTATCGGGTGCAATATTGTATTGCATCATTAGATGTGGATAAAGTGAATTAAGGTCAAACGATGCAACCCATTTGAATAAACCAATTTGTGGGTCTTTAACATATGCACCTTCATAAGCCTGATTCTTTTTAGATACAAACTTTGGAGGAACTACAATCTTTTTGTGATAAAGGTAATTGTGTGTAATTGTATCCCACATACGAACTTGAGCAAAGATATCATCATAATTTACTTTAGCATCATAAGCAATCGTAAGTGCCATTTCAATGAGGCGGCCTTTAGCATTCAATTTCTCAACAAGCTCAACATCTCGTATATTATATTCTATAAACTTTTGATAATTCTTTTTATATAAATCATATAGATTATCATATTCAGTATATGCAATCTTTTGGCCAACGCCTTCAGTTTGAGCAATATGGTCAAGGCGATAGGATTCTTGTGAACGATTAGGTGCAAACTTACGGAACAACCTCATATAATCTAGTGTTACACAACCTAGAAGCTCATAGATTTGAAATGAACGCCCATACAATGTGTCTTCACGAGCATTAATTATACCCCATGGAGATAACTTTTTGGCTTCTTCTTCGCCAGATATTCTACTGATACGATTAACCAAATATGGAATATCAAAACCATAAATGTTCCAACCGGTCATAGCATTAGGAGATTTTTGTTGCCAGACAATTAAGAACTCTTTGATAAGAGTGTATTCGTCTTTACAGAAAACATATTGAACATCTTCACGGTGTTTTTCATAGACGCCACAACCAAAAGTGTAATACTTTGGGTCATTAGAAAATTTAACAGTAATAGCTGTAATTGGTTCAGATGCTGTTTTAGGCTCGGGGAATCCGTTTTCAGAACCAACTTCAATATCAACATTAGCAATACAAAGATGTTCGTATTTCCAATCAATGATTTCTTCAGGATGTTGTTCAGCGATAAGAGCATACTGATACATGGTATTGCCATATATCTTAAAGTTATCTACTTCAGCATATCGCTTAACGAAATCTCGAGCTTCACGAATGTTTTCAAACTTCATTGGTTCAACATATTCACCATGAAGTGTTTTCCATTCTGTCACCTTTTTAGATGGCAAATACAGAATGGGTTTATACGCTACTTTACGCTTGACTTGTTGGCCGTTAGATATTCCGCGATATAGAATTTGGTTGCCAAAAGTTATGGCACTTGTGTAATAATTTGACATTCAAGGAGTATATCACACTTTTGGAATAACTGAGGCAATCTCGATACCTACACCAAATACTTTGTTGTATTGGTTTTCTAATTCACGAACTGGTGTTGTGACACAAAGGATATTATCCAATGAAATTTTAATACCTGTTCTGAATTCATCTGCAAATTCTAAAAATGGTGCAAACCCCATAACTGTGCCATCTTTTGATGGTTGAACAATGACTTGAACGGGCTGTTTAATAGATACTTCGTTTTCTTTGGTGCAATCTAATTCACCAATGAGTGTTTGTGCTGTTCTTAATGTAATCAATTTCAATTTCATATTATAATCCAATAGTTAAACTTGCTGGTAAAACGCCGATAGTAACCCATCTTTTTGGGTATAACATCTCACGGCCCCTAAATTCATTCATATCATGAGTTGGGTCTTGAATCCATCCAACAACTTCAACCATGTTATCATATTCACGGAAGAATAAATCATAACGGTCTGCACGAGGCATTTTATGTTCAATGGCCAACTTCTTTGCTACTTCACGAGTGTTCATTCTTTTCTTTCCTTAAAGTCATAAAAAAAATCATTGTTGTTTCTGGCAGAATGTTTAGCATTTTTTTCTACCGAATACAACTTTGACGCTATTTTAAAATCTGGTGTTTTGAATTCAGGTACCGTTAAAGAAGCATCATAGAACAAAGTTTTATTATTTGGTTGAGCAGCGAACTGTCCATTGTCCAACTTAATAAAATTATAGCTCTTATGTTCTTCTACTGTTTCTGAAAATCCTGTATTCAAATAACCAGGGTCATTTTGGCAAAAATCTACGGTGAACATATACTCACCATAATGCCATTCTCTGTCTTTGTCCAAGAATTTACATTTCAACATTCGTAAATTATCTTTTTCAATGACAGTAATATTATAACTCAAACAGTCCCAAATTTGCAAGTAATCCAAAGGTAAAGTTGCATTTTTAAGGTCTATTTGCCTTGATACAAAAGCATGTAAAGGAAGCTTATCATAAATGGCGCCGTAGTTGGGCAATAGTGCTTCAATACGAAACGCTTGACCTTTGATACACTTAATGGTCATCCAAATACAAGGTTCATATTCACCATGGCCTTTTTCAAAGTCATAGAGAAACTCCTTCTTTACATAACATTGAATTGGTGGTAAATTGTGGACTAGGAATGCCATTATGCTTTCTTTTCTAATTCGTATTGATAGGTTCTTTGACGAAGCTCAGTAGAACTAAAACGATGTGTCCTTGAATTGTATATTATATCTATGTTGCGGTCAACACAAATTTGTTTTCCTGTGAAATCTTTACCGTGATATTCTTCACCAATGAATCTTTTATTAAGTGGTAAGAACATGAGTAAATCCTCAAGGTCTTTTTCAGTTTCATATACAATAATCTCATCGACATACTTGACAGCATTAAGCTGAACATATCTTTCGACAATTGATTGAACTGGTTTATTTTTGGTATCTGGTCTATCGATTGCTGGGTTAGTTTGAAGTCCAACAATTAGGTAATCGCATTGTTGTTTGGCTTCATTCAACATTAGAATATGGCCTGCATGAAGCAAGTCAAAAGTGGAACAACTGAATCCTATAATCTTACTCACGGTAAACTCCAAATAAAAAACCTCGCCGAAGCGAGGTTTGTGTAGTAAGAACAAAAATTACTTGTTCATTACATACATGGTCACTTCAAAGCCAAAACGCATTTCAGTAGCTGATGGTGTTGTCCACATGGT